CCCTATCAAATGATTAAAGTCATTTCCCCTAAAGCTGGGGATGAGTTTGTAAGTATGAGGATTAGTGAATTAGGTGTCCCTATTCTAATAGGACCCTTATCTTCATTCAATTCAACACATACGAACCCTCCAGTAGATCTTGGTTTTCTCGATCAGGGCCCTATAGTCGATGAATTTGGAAACAAATTTGTCAACCATGTGGACCTTGATGGGGAATTAGTCATGATCGGGACCGACATGTCTTATGAACTTGTCAAACCGTGGCCTCTCGCCAGTTTAACTGGTAGAGGTATATCGATAACAGGTTATAAGCGGTCATATCCTAGCACCAAGAGTACTTACTCTGGTGCACTGATCGTAGACGGGTCTTTTGGGTCAGCAGTCCTTGGTGGGACTGAAGACACAAAAGAACACGGCGGCTGGTCAGGATATTCCAACTGGGCACTTTCTTGGTCGTCACATGGTTATGTGATAGACATAGAAGTATCCGGAGAAGGATATTACTTGGATCCAAAAGGTAAGACCTGGGTTAAATCCCGAAGGCACTCAAGGACCCGAATTACTCTAGATATTGCGCATTCGTGCGCCTATCTTTTAGAGTCTAATCCAGGTGACTACACTACGTATAGTGATGGGCGAGTTTCTCAAGTTGAGGAAATCCCCGGCGCTCGCGCATGTACGAAACCTTTGGATTGGTTAGCATATCAAGGAGCATCACCTGCTCTGTCTTCTATTCTTGGCATTAATCCTGCCTTTACAATGACCCTTAACGATACTTTTAACAAGTACGTACAGGAGTCCAACGTATGGCCTGAGTTATGTCAGAAAGCTATACTATCAGCCCAATACGTTGATTGCAATATGATCGCTATGATTAACGATCTTCGTAATCTTCGAGTTGATCTGACTAGTGTGTTAGAAGGTTTCAAGCGAATTCCTAAGATCAATCTTAAGACCAAAGCTGGCTGGAAGGAAGCTTCCTCCCAGTACTTGGGTAATAAGTACGGATATCAGTTAACTATATCTGATGCCGGAGCTATAGGAGAAGCGCTTGAGCGACTGCGCCAGAATTGTAAAGCCGGTATGACGGACACTAAAAAGTTGTTGTCCGCCTCTTCGGTTACACTTCCAGGGCGCGTACCCCTCAGTGCTGAGTTCCACTATACCGCCAAGGTTGGATCATCTAATGATCCCCTGTTAGCTGGTATCAAAGGACTCTACGACTGGGACCTATATCCGTCATTAGGAAACATGTGGGATCTTATCCCTTATTCCTTTGTTGCGGATTGGGTTGTGGGTATAGGTGATCTCTTAGAGGACATTGATGCTAACGTATACATGCGTTACTATCAAGCTAAGAGTATTATGAAGTCCACAAAGATAACTACAGGACCTGTAGATAATCAGCAGATCCTGGGGTCTCTCCCCGGTGCGTGTGGCCTTGTCAGCTACACACACTATAGGCGATGGGTCGAATTTGCATTCGAACCTATGCCTCTCTCAGTAGACTTCCATCCAGAAAACCTTTTAGGCCACTGGGTGGAAGGGGCATCTCTTATCATTCAAAGAATCTAAGATGACGCGTGTTTAAAACGCAGAAAGGAGCCATATTATGGCTTATTCATTCACTTGGGGTTACGACCCCGCTACGATCGTTACTAAAAATGTTGGAGTTGATACAATCACTCCCGCATCTTACGTTGTAACTTCCCAAGCACCTGACGAAATTGTTGAGAGTAATCTCACATCTCCGCTCGGTCGTGTTGAGAAGTTGACTTTTGGTCGTAGAAGCGTAAAGGATATCTACGCAAACTCGACTGCTATTGATCCGGCTTATAAAAGCCCATCAAGAGCAGGTATCAAGGTGTTGGTCAATTGGGAGTCTGTAGCGTCTTTAACTAATTCAGCAGATCCAACATTTCGTATGGATTTTCCGATAAGTTCAAGACTAACAGTCACCGTACCTGCCTCTGATTATCTTACTGCAGATGACGTTAATATGCTTATTAAGCATCATATCGGCGCATTATATGGCGCTGGTACGGACGTTACATCTGCTCGTATTGGTAAATTACTGAGAGGAGCATTAGCTCTTCAGTAACTATCCTACTACGAATGAGATAACCTCTTCCATCTCACTAAGGGGATAGAAGAGTAGAAAGGAAAAGGTATGATGTCCAAATTTGACTCTACCCTGGCCCATAGCCTAGTGAAAATTCAACTAGGTCAGTGGTCCATCGGATCGGTTCCTCTGACCAAGACACAGCGTCAATCCATTTGGGATGGCGTAGTGGTTTGGATTTTGAGTACATCCGATCTTCTTGATGATTACGGAGTTGACTCCTCGCGCTTTAGAGCTGACCTATTGAGATTCTGCCATCGTAATGTAGATGTACAGGTCTTAATGAAGTCACTCAAGAGGGCGTGTGAATTGTGGAGGAGATCCGAAGATCCCTCTACCCTTCATGAGTTCGTCTCAGAGTTCCTGGCGTTAGAGCCGTTTAGTGCACTAACACCAGCAGTGATAGAGTTTTCCATCACTAGATCCGTAGCGATCTACCAAGTTATCCACCATTTCTTGACATTCTTAAACAAAATGCCAATCAATGCCGTAGGTTTAGAGACATCAGCCATCGAAGACTACTTATCGTCAGAAAGACGATTAAGTCAATTAACGCTGGATGATGGTATACTCTCGAAACTGCGCATCATTCTTTCGGAATGGTGTGTGGACTTTCATCCGTCTGGTTTTCCTGATCATGGACCAGGAAGCACTGCGGATGCTGGTTCCTCTCTGGATAAAAAGATGGCTCATCTCGGTTGGGATGAGCTTTTCTTACTATGCCCAGAGTGGAATTCTTGGTTTGGTCCTGATGCTTGTCGATCCTTTGATAGAACGTCTAAAGTTGTGCTAGTACCGAAAACGGCGCTCTCTCTCAGAACAATATCTGAAGAGCCTGCGACGCTGCAGTACTGGCAGAAGCCGGTTTTAAACGGTTTCCTTAGAATGTTCAAGAAGAGCGACTTGCGCTTTCATGTGTCGTTAGAAGATCAGTCCCTTAATGGAGATATGGCTATTATGGCCTCCTCTACAGGGGATTATTCAACTCTCGACCTCAAAGCAGCGTCAGACTCAGTTTCCTTAGACCTAGTGGAGAGAGTTTTTCCGTGGGAATGTTTGCGTTATCTAGTTTCTACTAGATCTACGCATACCCTCCTACCGGATGGGACCCTTCTTCCACTGAAGAAGTTCGCCCCTATGGGAAGCAGCATTTGCTTTCCACTAGAGTGTACTATCTTCAGTGGCCTTTGTGAACTGGTTGCCCGCGATCATCGCTTAACACCTGACGAGCGTAGAAACGCTTACAGAGTGTATGGAGATGACATCATCGTACGAAACGATCTTGTCTATGATCTCGTTGTTTGCTTAGAGGCGTGTGGATTCATAGTGAACGAAACTAAGTCTTTTACGACTAATTCATTCCGTGAATCCTGTGGTGTCTTTGCCATTTATGGCAAGGATATCACTACGCCTGCACTACCACGTGACCATGAAGCTTTTTATGCTCCTCTCCAGTCTAGTAACTTTCTCCGTCGAATCGATTTATGCAATCGATTTTTACTTGCTAACATGTCCTCCGCTAGATTGTACGTTTTGTATAGTCTACCGAAGGAAATTCCATTCGTGTATTTCCAACCCAGTTTCCTTGTTCTGGGTGGACGTACTCATAGGGAGTTGTATAGCCAGTATGGTATATGGTCCTTGGATCCTCCGTCTAATTTCCATTTAAGAATTAGAAAGTTGGATCTGAGGCCCTTACCGCTGAGGAAGTTGACACCGCCACCGACCTGTCTAACCCTGCCAGGACCTGTCAAGAAAACGCCTGTAAACTACCAGCGAAAGAAGAGATTCTTCTTCGCTGTTAGCACAGAGTGTTTTTCTCACAAGTATCCTGACGACGTGAGATATGATTGGTGGTTGCGTCATGCCGTTACCGGACGGGGTATCCTGGATGTGATCCAGGCTCCCTTTGGTTCTAGACCAAGAAATCGTGTGCGATGCAGCTGGCATAGCTGATAGTGCCGATGCACGAGAATTCACTCGTGCGGTGTGGGGACGGTATCTTTTCATTATTATTTCATATTGCGTCATTAAGGATGTGATATAAAAACACAAACAATAATGATGAAAATGATGAAATATAAATGCGGGGGCTGCTG